CAATTGATCATCCAGAATTAAACTTTCATGGCCATTGTGATCAAGTGCTTGATTTTTCAAACATGGACAATGAATTTAAAAATAGTGATCAATTTAAATCACTTTCTAGTATGATTGATTTTATGCCTAGTTCACCTATTGTAGTTGATATGAAGACGATAGGTAAAAATCAGTGGTCTAAGCTTGAAAAGGGAGCGCATTTTTATTATATAGTCCAGTTGACCGTGTATTTACATGTATTAAATTTGGATATGGGTATTATTATTTATGAAAGAAAAGATGATTCAGAAATTAAAATGTTTAAAGTAACTAAAAATGATGAGTGGTGGGATGTCATAAACAAGCAGGCCAAGCTTATGCTTAATATGTTTGAAAAGAAAACACTGCCACCACCAAGACCTACTGATAAGAATGATTTTGATTGTAAGTTTTGTGAGTTTAAAGACACATGTCATGATTCTAATATATGGAATTCTCCTAATTTGGATGAATTGAGGAGAAAGTTTTATAGTTTTGATAATTTTGATTAACAGGAGATTTGTATGAGTGCTCAAAACATTGATAATGTTTTAAAAATTCGTGGAGATAAAGAATTTCAGCAAAACAATGCTAATGGTAAGGCTTACATTAGAAAGTTGGCTTCAGCCATTTTAACTGTTTTGGATAAATACGATGAGGTTAAGCTTAAGGCTGTTGGCGCTCCATCGGTAAACAATGCAGTAAAAGCTTTTATTGTTGCCAGAAATATGTCAAAGAATAAGAACCTAGATTTAGTATGCACTGCTTCGTTTGATGTGGCAGATTTTGATGGTGGTCAGAAAACAGCAATTATGTTTACTATATTTGCAGACGAGGTAGTTGATGACTAACAGTATAGAAAATTTTGTTAAAAGAATCAAAGAATTAGATGAAGAAATTGACAATCTTTCTAATGAAAAAAAATCTATTGATTCTAAAATGTCCGATTGTAAAAAAGAGCGTGACAGTATAAGGGAGTCTATATCTCAATTAATGAATGAAAATTCTTCTGTATTTGCTACCTTAAGAGATGGTACAGAAATATCAATTCGTAATGGAGTTAAGACTTTTGAGTGGCAATCTGATGATGTTATGGTTGATTATTTAAAATCAATTGGCAAATTTGAAAAAATATGTACAGTTGAAACAACAATTAACAAAAGAAAGTTAAAGTCTATTCTTGATGATTTGTGTGATTGTGATGGACTGCCAGATTTTGTTACTATGAATCAGGAAAAAGTTTTACAAATTAGAGCTCCAGGCAAGCATGAAGAAGAAAAACCAGTCAACAAGTCAGGATCATCTTCTAAAAAGATGAGCATCGACGACTTTGATGATAACTCTTTAGACGGTATTTAATATGTCAAGTGAAGTAGTATGTTTAAATTTAGAGTACGATGAAGGCAATGATATGCTATTATGGACTATTAAATTTTTACATAATTCAAATGTTCAAACAATAGCTTCTCCTGCCGCATCTTTTGCGGAGGCGGTAGGAATTAAAGGAAAAATTAGTAAACAAGATTGGGATTCATTTTGCACTAAAATGAAAAACAAAAAATGTAATTTTGTTTTACCGCAGGAGTAATTTATGAGTGATTCTACAAGTAAACTTAAAATTAGAATATTTGGTGCAAACGAATGTATATATTGCAAAAGACTATGTGAAGAAATGTCAATGATGGGCGTACCATACGATTTTGTTGATGCAAATTCCAGTGACACACAAGCTCTTTGCGATAAGTATAATGTCGATAAACTACCTCATGCTCAATGCTATGATAGGGTTGATGGCAGTATTGTATTTGAGCATGCTGGCACAATAGGTGCTCAAGATTTTATGAATAAATTGGCTGAAAAGATAAGTGGCAAAAAAGGTGCCACATTTACTGGTAAGTCAAGATGTAACAATTGTAAGAAAAATTAAAATGTCAAAACTAAATGATGAACAAATAATGGCTGTGGACCATGTTTTTGGCCCATGCTTGGTAAGTGCTTGTCCTGGGGCTGGAAAAACAAGAGTAATAACTCATAGAGCTATATCATTAGTAAAAAAGGGTATACAACCGTCAAAAATATTGCTTGTTACATTTACTAATAAGGCTTCTCGAGAAATGCAAGAGCGTATTAATAAGCTAGCTCAAGATGTTGGCGTTTCGGTTGATGGCATGTCTGTTGGCACTTTTCATAAAACATGTCTTCAAATTTTGCGATACTCTAAAAGTGTGAAAAGATCATATAGATCTTGCAATATTATGGACCCTGATGATGTAGATTCTTTGTTAAAATCTGTAGCAGAAGATCACCATGTATCTTTAGAAAAAGAAGAGTTAGAAAAATTTAAGTATCTTTATGATTCTTTGAGAGAAAAAGCTTTAACTAAAGATTTGATAATAGACGGATTGAGGTCTTCCAATCCTGCTTATGAACATTTGTATAGTTTGTATGAGCAAGCGGTGTCGAACGTAAATGCTATAGATTTTAGTGGTATTATGTATAACTTTTGGGATGAACTATGTAATAATCATGAATTTAGAAAAGAAGTAAAAAGCCTTTATGATTTTATGATGGTTGATGAAGTTCAAGATACTAATACCATACAATTTGAGATTGCAAAAATTATGTGTGAAAATCGTCAAAACATATTTATGGTAGGAGACACTGACCAGAGTATTTATCAATGGCGTGGAGCCAATCCAGGTCAAGTCTCTAAGTTTATTAAAGAGACAGGTTGTAAGGTTTACAGGTTAAGTAAAAACTATCGTTGTACTGGCGCAATTGCAAATACTGCTTCTAATTTAATATGCAATAACCCAAATAGACTTAATTCTCAGATTATTGCACACAGAGAAATTGGAGAACCAGTTTCTTTATCTGTGCATATGACAAGAGATGAAGAGTCAGATGTGCTATGTAGAAATATTGTAAAAATTAAATTAATGGGTACAAAAATGAATGACGTGGCAGTTTTAGTGAGGGCTAGTCATTTAACTCGTAGTATTGAGCAAGCAATGATGCGACATAATGTGCCATACTCTATGACTGGTGGCTTTAGATTTTATGATCGAGAAGAGATAAAAGATGTAGTGTCAATGTTGAAATTTGTTAATAATCCCAGAGATGTTTTAAGCCTATCTCGTTTTATGAACAAGCCAAAGCGTGGATTGGGAGGTAAGTGTGTTCAGTTTATTAGTTCACTGTCGTTGAAAAATGGCATGTCTGAAAACATTGCTGAATATATAAGCAGTTCGTCAGAATTAAAGGAAGCTCAAAAAAATGCTCTCATAAGATTGTTGAAAGATATATTTAGCAAGGATCTTACTGGATTGTCTGTTGCAGATCTCATTAGTCACTTATTAGAAGCCACTAAGTATTTTGATTATATTAAAACTTTTAAGGGCGAAGTTCCAGTGGATAAAACTGAAAATATTCAAGAGTTAATTAAGAGCGTTTCAATCTCTCAGCAATCTTTAGAAGAATTCTTGATGTCTGTGTCTTTAATGTCTACTCCTAAGGAAGCGTCTGAGCAGGATGAAATAAACTCAGTCAAAATTATGACCATGCATGCCGCAAAAGGTCTTGAATTTAAATATGTTTTCATTCCTTGTTTTGAAGAAAATATTATACCTCACCGTCGATCAATTGCAGAAAGTGCTACTGGCATTGAAGAAGAAAGAAGATTAGCATATGTTGCTATAACAAGAGCTATGGATAAGCTTTTTGTTAGTACTGCAATATCTGATGGAGGTTTTTCTAGAGAACTCAAGATGCCAAGTAGATTTATATTTGAGAGTGGACTATGTGACCAGAGTCAGTATTATGATCTCGTACAAGAAGCTAGAAACAATTTCATGGGCTAAAAAACCTGTTGTTATTTTAGGAGCAGGTCCGTCACTTGTTTCTTATGACTTTACTGCTTGCAGCTGTCATATGATTGTTGTTAATAGTGCTATATTAAAAACTAAATGGGATAGAGAATTTGAAAAAGATATTTTGCGTGCATGGATTAGCAATGATAGTTTATGTAGAAAATGGTCTTATTTTGACAAAGTAAAATCAGATTTTTGTTATAAAATTGTTAGAGACTCTTGGGCCAAGTATGCGGATGAATTGAAGGATTTTCTTTTTTTTAAACCAAGAAAAACAAGAGAAGATATTATTGAAGAAAATGACGATGGATTATTATATAATTCTTCTGTTCCATCAGCTATAGATTTAGCTATTAAAATTGGATTTAATAACATTTATCTATTTGGAATAGATCATACAGTAAGCGGAGAAAAAACTCATTTTTGGCAATTTTTACCAAAACATATACAACCAAAAGAAAAAATTATCAGCAATAACCGCACCATTTTTGCACAGCCTACGCGCATAATGCAGCCAGTGCCTATGCAAAAAAATGTATGGAACATGAATATAGATGTATTCAAATCTCTTAGCAACTACGCAAAAATAAAAAATGTAAATATTTTTAACATAAATGATTCCTCTACTTTAATACCTTTTGAGCATAAGCATTTATCAAACACAGATTTAATAAATTATGGCGTTAAACATATGCCAATTTCAAAATATTCATAAAGATAAACTTGGTTTTATCTTAGGATCTGGTCCATCTTTAAGGGATATTAAGCCAGATTTACTGTCCCCATATGTTACTATGACAGTAAATTCTTCAATACTGTTTGACAAATCATGTGATTATTTTGTCAGTGACGACTGGTCTGTTTCTAATTGGTCTTATTTTATAAGAGATTTGTCGCAGTCGTCTTGTGTAAAATTTCTTTATGATAAAAAGTTTCAAGGTAGAGCTTATCATTTGCGTCAGCATGAGGTTTGTATGTTTGAGCACACATGGTATTTTGACCCTAAAACAAAAAGATATAACATGAAAGGCTTAGTAATGGGCAGAGATTGCCAGCAGCCGGTTATAGGGGCTCGTACCAGTTTGGCAAGCGGCATACACATTATGCGGATGATGGGCTGTAATCCAATTGTGATGCTTGGATGTGATTGCAAAATGAATGGTGACAAAAGATACTTTTGGGAGTATCCAGGTTTTGTAAAGCCCGTAAGATTAGATAAGAGATCGGTTATGCCTTCTCATGCAAAAATTGCAATTGGATCAAAAGAGTGTCAAGATATTTTAGAATATTGGAAATTGTTTAAAAAAATGAATGAAAAATGTGATACTCATATAATAAACGCAACTAAAGACTCTGCTTTAAATATTTTTGACCAATTTGAACTCGATAAAGTATTAGAAAAATATGGTGACAGGAAAAAATGAATGAAAAATATTTGCTTTATTCCAGCTCGTGGCGGTTCAAAAGGAATCAAAAATAAAAATATAGTGCCACTGAATGGTTTGCCGCTTATTTATTGGACAATCTTAGCAGCTGCAGAGTCTGAAATTTTTGATACCATATATCTTTCATCTAACGATGTCTCTATTTTGGCGTATGCAGATATTTTTAATGGCAATATTGGTGGATGTAATATAAAAAAAATTATTAGATCAGATTTAACAAGTCAAGATAAATCTACTACTGAATCTTCAGTATTGGAATTTTTACAAAACAATGATTCTGTAAAGAGTGAAGATTTTATTTATATATTACAGCCTACTTCTCCATTAAGACATAATGATTTAATAGCTGAATTTGATTCGGATTTTAAAAAATCAGGCAAGCAATCTGGTTTTACTGTACAGCCTGTTACTCCGTTTTTGTGGTATAATAAAATTCCTATGTATGATATTCATAAAAGAAAAATGCGTCAAGATTTGTGTGAAAATGAGTTTTACTATCATGAAGACGGAAACATTTATGCATGCACTGTTGAGCATATGATGAATAAAAATTTAAGATTGTCAGAAGATTCTTACATGCACGTAAATGATGAATTAAGATCTTTTCAAATTGATACTTATTTGGAATTAGAATTTTTAAATTTTATAGCAATAAAAAATATGGAGGTTTCTGAATGGAAGAAAGACATTGCAAGCTTGTTGCCGAAATAGGTGCGTCTCATGCAGGCTCTTTAAAAAGGGCTATTATGCTTACGGAATTAGCGGCATATAATGGTGCCGATGTTGTTAAGTTTCAAAAAAGAAATCCTTACAAGTCTGTACCTAATGATATAGCTAACAAGCCTCATCCAAATCCTCATTTTGCATATGGTGACACGTATTTAGAGCACAGACTAAATTTAGAGTTAGACATACAAGATCATGAAGTTTTAAAACAACGTTGTGATGAATTGGGGGTTGAGTACGGATGTAGCGTTTGGGATATGGACAGTGCCGAAGAAATAATAGACATAAAGCCTGGATTGCTAAAGATACCAAGTGCTTGTAACATGCATTTTAATTTAATTGAATATTGCTTGTCAAATTTTGACGGCATGTTGCACATAAGCTTGGGTATGATGAATCAGGATGACAGAAATATTTTATTTACAAAATTTAAGTCAAAAAATGTAATATTTTATCATACCACTACTGAATATCCATGTCCATTTGAAAGACTATATTTAAAAGAAATATCTAATATTTATAATTTATTTGGTCAGGTAGGGTTTAGTAATCACGGATATGGAATATCTGCTGACATTGCAGCTCTTGCACTGGGGGCTACATTCATTGAAAGACATTTTATAGATGATAGAACTTTTAGGCATACAGATGCTGCTGCTAGTCTTGAGCCAAACGGTCTTAAAACATTAAAAAGAGACATTAGACATGTTGGGCGAGCGTTAAAATTTATGAATAATGAATGTACTGACGAGGAAAAAAGTCAATCTATTAAGCTAAGGAATTCTTTTAAATGATAATTTTTTCAGACGTTGATGGTGTTTTGACTGATGGAATGTATTATCATAACGAAGAGGGTATGATAGGCAAGGGATTTTCTACTAGAGATTTTCATGCAATTAACGCATTTGTAAAAAATGGTTTTAATTTTGTTTTTTTAACTGCAGCAACAGATATTGCTACAATAAAAAAAATTAAAAACAATAAATTAAAACTTATTGCAGGATGCAAAGACAAAAAAGAAGCTGTTATATCTACATGCATACAGCAGGGTTATTTGGCGTCTGATTGCATTTTCGTAGGAGATGGGCCTCAGGATATATGTGCTATGCAGGCTTGTGGTCAATGTTTTTGTCCGTATGATGCTTGTCATGCAGTACTTAGTGTTCCTGGTGTTAATAGGCTTGAATCTTGCGGAGGTAAGGGAGTAATAGACGAATTACTTTTTAAATTATTTAAAACAGAATATATGAGCATAATGATTAAATGAAGCTTATTCATGTCATAGAAAAAACTTTTAATTCTGGCGCTGCATCTTCTTTGAAGCAAATATATGATGCATTGAGTGATTCTTCATTCATAAGCGAACAAGAAGTTGTGTGCGTAAAAACTAAAAGAGTAGACAAAAACATGCCGGATTTTTTCCCAGTTCCAGCAAGCTATTCTACTTTTGAATCTATTATTAATGACGCGAAAAGTAATAAGTATAATGAAAGCGTTTTTGTTTTTCATAAACTTATGTGCTCTCCAACAAAAATGTTTGCTAATTTATTATGGAAAGTGAAACGACCATATTTTGTTATCAATCATACATATTCTGATTGCGCAAATTTTAATAAATTGTTTAATTTTACAGAGTGTGTATGTGTAAGCGAGCATATGAGAAAAAAAATGTCCGTCAATAATAGAAACACTAATTTTTATACTATAAAAAACATTGTAGACCAAAACTTTGTGTCTCAGTTTTCTTGTAGAGAAGTTAAAGATACTTCAATTTTTAAAACAGGACGTATTAATTCAATTAATGCCATAAAGTATAGTCCAGACTTTATTAAATGGGTGTCTAATTTAAGTTTATCTAAAAATCATTTTCATGAATACATGGGTACAGGTCAGTATTATAATGAAGCCTACACTTTAGCTGAATCGTGCAGGAAAGAAAAAAGTCATTGCGCCATGATAGGAGCAATAAATAATGATGAAGAAAAATTTAGTAAACTTAAATCGTGGGATGTTTTCCTGTATCACATTAATAGACCAGAGGGAACATCTATGGCTGTACTGGAAAGTTTGGCGTCTGGAGTGCCAGTAGTTTGCTCTAATCTTCCTGGCAATAATGAGCTTATAGTTAATGGAGTTAATGGTTATGTATTTGACTCTTTTGTAGAAGCTGAATCTATACTTAATATGCTTTGTTCAAATAATGAAAAACTCGAGTCCCTTAAGGCTTCTACTCAAAATTGGGCTTTTAAAAATTTAAATAAAAATTATTTAAAACAACAATATGAAAAAGTTATATCTTCCGTAATAGAAAATTTTAATAATAAGACTTCGGGCAGATCAGCTCCAGAAAAATTTGTTAAATTAAATAAGGAAGCAAGAGCTGCAAATGTAAGGGAAAACATAAAGCAAGTAATTCAAAATAGGGTTTCTGATAAAAAAATCAGTAAGGTTAAAAATGTTTATCCTAAAAATACATATAGAAACAAGCACGTCGTTGGTAGCAAGATTATAAAAAAAAGAGCTTTTACTTCAGATGTTCCACTTATTGCTGAAGTGCAAAAAACTTTCTTTCCCATATTGTCAATAAAAGAAATTGATCGTGCGGCATTTATGCATTCAGATATGATTGGCTTTAGTTGCAGTGACAATAATGATAGAGACTGCTTTTTGCTAAACGCAAAGAATTACGCTGATTGTGACTGTGTAATTTTGCATACTGATAATTATTTAATAGAAAAATCTAATGATTTAGAAAAAGCGAATTTAGAAAAATCCGATATAATCTATGTTAATATAAAATATATTAATAATTTTAAAAATCTAATTATAAGTAAATCTATATGGGCAGAAAAAGAAAAATAAAAAGAGTATACTTAAAAAAATCAAACATAGATATCACGGAAGTTTTGCAACATGTTAGTTATGCTCAGTTGGTAAAAAAGAACACAATATTTTATGTGTCAGAGACTGATAGTCATACTGTCGATAATTTATTAAAAGATGCGAATGTTATTTATAACAGAAACTATCTTGTTAGGAGTAAGAGATTTAAGTATCAAATAATAGTCAAGCAATCGAATGAAAAGGAATCAGTCGATATAGTTAGTGAGTTTATAAACAATTTTAAGCTTAAGGAGAAAAAATGATTAGAAAGTTACAGGCATACGTTAATGATGAGGGCATCAAGATTGAGCACATCGAAAAGGCTGGAGACAGTGATTCTTTAGAATTTTCCTATTTCGGTGTTGCACAGATGGTTACCAATTTTGGTCAGTCAGAGGTTAGATTTGTTATACCTGCTGTGTCCTTAGAGGAAGCTTTTGAAAAGTACGAAGAAGAACTTAAGAAGTTCTCTGACGAAATGAAGAAGCAGATTGCTGAGCGTCAGGCAGCTGCTCAAAAGAAGCAGGCAGATTCTGCAGCAACTTCAGTTGAAGGTGTTGTGATGAGTGCTCAGCCCGCTGATTGAAAGGATTGGTAAGAGTCAGTAGCTATGTTGGAATTTTTAAATGAAAATAGGATTTTGTACAGACTTATGTGACGGTCTTTTTGATTTAAAAGAAAATCTAGATTGTTTAATTTGCTGCGGAAACTTTTTGCCTATTTATGACAAAGAGTTACTGACTTGGAACATTACAAATCAAGTGGATTGGATAGAGGACCATCTAAATAAATGGATGGACCGCTATCCAAACACTTGTTTTATTTTTGGCGGTGGTCCAAATGATCATTTGGCAAAGTTTTATGGATCAAATGCTAATTACTATATGAGAGCAAACTATTTGCAAGACGAATTAATGACCTATAAGGGTCTTAAAGTTTACTCAATGCCTTGGGTTCCTATTCACTTTTCAAACATGGAGCCAAATGCATTCAAGTCTAGAGATATAGATCTTTACTTAGCTGCTGTTGATAGCATACCTGAAGAAACTGATATTTTAATCACGTGGAATCATTGTTACATGCATAAAAATTGTAATGATATATCTGAGCAGGGGGATATTTACTTGAATAAAAAAGTGCAGTCTCTAAAAAATTTAAAGATTCATGCATTTGGACAGCTGGTTGAGGATAATGTAATACAGAACGCAACAAGTCACCTTGTCGTGTGTGCTAATAGGTCCCATGTTGGGAACTACACGACGGTGCAGATTTGACGGAGTAAGGATATGAATCCTGAAGACATTAGTAAGTTTGTTCATGGTTGTGAGATAGGCGATTTAAGAGGTTCTGATTTTGAAGGACATGTTGGCATATTAATGATGCATCATTTTCTTTCTAAGGCATCTCTAGATGTGAGTAAGTTTTCCAAAGAGCACAAGTTGAATTATGACATGTGCATCGCGGTTGCTGACAGATTTGTTGTTAATGGACTAATGCAGCCTTATAGTTGGCCATGCAAGTCCAGAAACAGCATGCTTTCGGTGCTTAAGCACAAGAGTAAGATTTCTGTGCGTGATTGGTGCTATATTGCTGGTATTGCGTCTGGCTACACTGGAAAGTTTTAAGTGAAACATTCACGTAAAATTGCCCACAGGTTAGCTGATGTTATTCTGAAATCAGCTACCAATAGTCTTGAGCCAAATCGCATGAGAGACATGTATCTGCAGACCTCTACGATTACTAGTGGCTCTAGTGATGAAATGGATCAGCATAATAGTGCTATTGTGGTGTCAGCATGGGTAGATTCAATAATCGAACATATGGCTGACAGGAAGGATCGAATAATTTCCGACTATGTGTTGGATTTGATTCAAAGCATTGAGATTTATCTGGAAAATCACTACACTGAAGAAGAGCTTTTGTTTATTGTAGATGCAATAGAGAATAAGTCTTTTAAAAAACTATTGCTTGATGAAGGCATTTTTGAGTCTGTTCTAAATGCCAAAGAAGTTTTTAACAAGAAAGTGCTTAAAGAAATGCAGTCAGAAGAGTGCATAAATATTATGCAAAAAAAGCTGCATGATCTCATGATGAGAAAGCATTTTGACGATAACACTTTAGACTCCGATTGACGGAGAGAAAGCTAATTAAAAGGAGAAAAAGCTATGATGATTTATAAGAGAGTTGTTTCAACGAAGCGCCACACTGTCGGTTACATGATTACTGGAGTTGGCCAGGTTTCTCGTCGCGAGGCAGTCCGCCTTGCTAAGGCTGGCAAGATCAAGGGTGTTCGCGTTGCGCGTAGCCCACAGGGTGAGTATATCACCAGCAGCACTTCTCGCAATCTTTACAGTTTGCCAACTGTAGTTTCCAATCGAAGCGAGACACGTCGTCCGGTCGCAGCTGGCCGTCGTCGCTGATTGTTTAGGTGCTTTTGCCGACATAGTGGGAGAGGCTAGTCCTCTCCCACTATGTTTTTATTTAAAGCACATTCTATACACAAAGACATTCGTAAGGCTATTTCTTGCAAATTTGACCAAATAGAATTGGCAAGTTTGTTTTATGGAAGTATTGAAAATGAATTCATCAAAAATTTAGCGTCATATAAAAATACAGATGAAGAATATATTTTATATAAAAAAATTAACATCATAAATAATAATGTTTTTTCAGAGCAAGAAAGAAATAATTTGTACTTTTTTGCCAAGGTTAGAAATATACTGTCTGCTTACAAAATGAATGGGATTTCCATATTCTCTCATGTATTTTTGCACATGTTTGAATTTAAAAATCAGCTAGAAATTGCTGATCAAATATGGAATATGGAAGTAATTAAAAATTCTAAAAATCAACATTTCTATATTCAGTATCTATTTTGGGAATTATCTTTATCAGGGGGTCAAGAAGTATTGACTCAAGTTTCACGAAAAAGACTATTTGATTTTTATGACTTAAATTACAAAATATCAAGTTTTGAAAAAGATTTTATTAAAGTTTATGGTCATTTAATAAATGAAAAAAAACTAGATAACAGTTTTATAAAAAAATATATACTCGGTTCTCAAAAAGATTTTGAAGCAAATATGAATTTAAATATTGATAAACTTGGATCTTGTTTTTCTATGTTTGATGACATGATGCTTTTGTTAATGTTATTTCATTTAGAAAAAGATAATATAATGTCTTCAGTAAACGGCTCTATGATGATACACAAAAATTTTATTGATAATAAAAGAACTATAAAAAGTAAAGTTGCAGATACTAAAAAAGTAATCAATGAATTAATTTCTGAAATTTCTTATGGTAATCATGAATTAAAAAGATGTTCAGATAAAGAAGTTTATAAAGTATACAGGAGTATGTGTTATGGCAAAATGTGAATGGATTGAGATGGCAGATGCAAAGAGTATGGCTATTTCTTTAATCAATAAATATGAGGATAAGTTTGGAAAAATCCCATATGAGCGTTTAAGATTTATTGGAATATTGAATGCAAGACCACCCAAGGAAGGTAATAAGATATGGCATTTTGTTTTTATAGCAGATCCAGTTAATGAACTTTTGGAGGCGGACTTAGCTGTTATAATAAATTTTGATTCATGGTCAAGCATGGATGAAAAATCTCAAGCGCTAGTAGTGGCCTCTATGCTTTCATGTATGGAATGGAAAGACAGAATTGTTGCTAGAGGTTATGATTTGCATGATTCTAAATCTATGGTGCTAAATTTTGGAGTTGACTACGAAACTAATCCAGATATACCCGATATACTTAATACACACCACAACTGGAGGTAACAATGATTGAAGTATGGATGAGAGATGAATATGGTCAGGCCAGCATTCAGGGGCGTTTTAAGACAGTTCCTGAGGCATCCAAAAAGGCTATGGAGGTTTTGGACTCCTTGAATACAGACAATGCCCTTACTTCTGCTGAAAGAGATCGTAACTGGGAGTGTTTTTTACCTCAGTCTAATGATTCAAATGATCTTCTTTATGGTGGAAAAGTAAGAGGAAGCGTGCACTTTTTCTTCAATCCAGACGATGGTTCCAAGGTAGAAACCAAGTCTGCAAAAATACTTCTTGGTAATAGAAATGGCAAGTCTTGGTATGCCAAAAATCACAAGAACGCAGAGATTGCTGTAGTAGACGATCCTAACTTGAATGGCAAGGCTGTACTTTTCTTTAAGAAGGTGTAAAATAAAATGAAGGCGGTTATTGCGATTGCTGGATGTAAAAATTCCGGCAAAAGTAGCCTTTGTCGCTACTTAACTTATCTCATAGCAAGAGTCGATGGATTAATCACCAACGACAGGTTAGCTGGTTCATTTGACAATAGAATGCTAGCGCAGGTGCCTAGAGATGCCTCACAAAAAGTGTACATTACAGATAATGGGCGGAATTACACCGAAGCAAAGTTAAAGCGAGACCCAAATGTTGAAACTTTAAGTTTTGCTGGACCTATTAAAGAGTTTTGTGTTAATGTGCTGAATCTTGATCAAAATAGCGTGTACGGTACTGACGAGCAGAAGAATTCTGTAACTCAATATGTATGGGAGAATATGCCAGATAGCATTAGGGGTGCATACGGATCTGAAAAATCTGGATCTATGACATCTAGGGAAATTATGCAAGTCTTAGGTACTGACATATTTAGAAATTATTTTTCACAGTCAATATGGATCGATTGCTTGATTAATAAAGTTAAAAAATCAGACGCAGATGTTATATTTGTAGACGATTTAAGATTTAATAATGAGGCATCTGCTTTGATGAAAGAAGATGCCATGATAGTTCACCTCCAGAGAATGTGGGGGCAGGGCGGTTCTCATAAAAGTGAGAACGGTTTAGATTTAAGTTTATTCACGGGATACCCTCATTTTTACAGCATTCCAGACGTAGATATTATGTCGAAAAATGATATAGCTTTTCGTGCAACAAGAAAGTACTTTGAATATGTCATACGTAAACAAGACGAGCTTAGCGAACAAGTACAGACCCAAACTGCTTGATGATGTGGTTGGGCAGGATCATGTTAAAGCGTATTTTAAAAATGCAATAAATAAAAATATGCTTCATCATGCATATCTGTTTACTGGATCTTCCGGTACAGGTAAGACGACTATTGCCAGAATTATAGCGGCAGCTGTTAATAATGAATCTGGTCAATCTTTAACGCCAGACATGAAAGACGGCAGCTTGTCTTTAAAGATTGTAGAGGGCATGTGTAACGACATTAGAGAAATTGATGCTGCGTCAAACAGAAGCATTGATGACATAAGAAACTTACGGCAGGAAATCAAATACGCACCATTTGAGTGCAGAAAAAGATTTGTCATTATTGATGAAGCTCACGGTCTCACTGGTCAGGCTATTGAGGCTGCTTTAAAGATGATAGAAGAGCCACCAAGTCATACTATATTTATTTTTTGCACTACAGAAGTTGACAAGTTAAAAGAAACTATTATCAACAGATGTATTGACTTTGTTTTTAAACCTGTTTCTAACCAAATGATATCTTCTCATTTAGCAAAAATTTGTTCTCTGGAAAGTCAAAAAGCTGACCAAGATGCTTTAGCAATTATTGCTGATCATAGTGATGGATGTGTAAGAAAGTCTTTGCAGCTTTTGGAGAAAATTATTACTTGTTCTGATGGTCATATATCAAAAGATGAAGTTAAAAAATATCTTATGATAGTTGATGAAGATCAGTTTGTTGAAATATTTAATTGCATTATCAAGAAAGATGCTGCTGGATGCATTGAAAAGTCATTGAGGTTAGCAAATGACGGAATTACTTATGAAAACAATTTAAAAAACATGGCTAGAATTATAAGATATATACTTCTTGCTAAAACTTGTCCAAATACAAATGACATTATTGACATTAATCCTAAAACTAAATTTTATATAAAGCAAATTTTGTCGAAAATAAGTATTGAAAGCTTAATTGAAATTGTTGGTTTTATTAAAGAAGCTAGAGAAGAAATGTCACAGGGAATTATACCAGCATTAGCATTTGAAACTTTCGTTGTAAAATCTATTATATCATACCATAAAAATCATGTCAAAAAAGAAAGTAAATAAAAAAATAAAAAAGACTTCTACTAAGAAGTCTGTTTCAAAGAAAGCTGATAAGGTTGATGCTGTTAAAAAACCAAGCGTAGCAAGGCCTGGCTCAATCGCAGAAATGGTTATAAAGCTTCAGAAAGAAAGCACCAAGCAAGGGCAAGACATTATCTTCAATGAAATTATTGAAAAGATAGATCCGCTTATTAAAAGAATAGTGGGAAAATTTAATATACCTGGATATGAAAGTTCTGACTTATACCAAGAAGCTTTGTATGCGGTAAGGTTTAAGGCAATATCGGATTTTGATGTAAGTAGAATTATTGGAGATGATTTTGTAGGTTTTGAAAAATTTGCAGCGTTATGCGTAAAGAGACATCTGTCTACATTATTAAAATGCAGTTTTCAGAATAAAAAAGCAGCTTTAAATACATCTGTAAGTTTTAATGCTCTTGCTTCAGAAGACGAAGAAAGTTTTGATATGAGTTCTTTAATGAACTCTGAAGAAACTCCACAGTCAATTGCAAGTGAAAATCAAGAAATATTTCGCTCTATAATTTCTCATCTTATGGAGCATTTGTCAGACTTTGAAAAAAAGGTGTTGGCTTTATATGCACAGAGGTTTAGCTATGAGGAAATTGCCGATAAACTCAATAGAAATGGAGACGGCAAAAAAGTCAACATAAAGGGCGTGGATAATGCTCTTAGTAGAATAAAGATTAAGGCGAAGCAAGTGGTTGACGAGTTAGGAATTGAGCCGTTTTAATTAGATGAATATATTTGATGTAGCAAAAGCGCTTTCTGGAATATCTCAAAAACTAATACCTAAAGATGTCCCTAGTCATGGACTTCTTTCACTTATTATCAAAGAAAGCCGCACTTTTTTAGCAGTTTATACTGACAAGTTTTCTTGCCTTGTTCCCATAGATATTAAACACAATGCTCCAGCTGATTTAGAGTGCATGGTTGATGGAAGACTTTTGTCTAAATTTATTAATAAATCTAAATCTACAGACGTAGTAGTTGAATTTCTATTTAACGTCGAGGGTGTTCCGTCTTCTATAAAAATATCTAGTGGGTCTAATACAAACGTTTCAATACCTCTTTCTCAGCCAGTGAGTTCTATAAAGAACAAAAAGCTATGTAAAGAGTGTGTGGAAATTAACACAGCTTCTTTTGCTTCAGTAATTAAGAGTACTGTATTTGCTGGATCTGACATTGATGCAGAAAGGCCGTATTACTATGCTCTTATAGGATTTGAGGACAAGCATATGTCGTGTATATGCGGAAACGGTTCATTTTTTGCTTACACAAAATGTGAAGCTATGCAGAACGCCGTCAATCAAGCGTCTTGCATTTTGCCCATCAACGTAGCAAACTCTTTAATGCCAGTGCTTGACCTTTGTGAAGATGAAAACATTAAGTTTAGTTTTGACGATCACAGTATAGTAATTCAGTCTTCTTGTATGAAATTTTATATAGCTGTTGATAGAAAGGCTATAAATTGGCCAGATGCATCTTCTATACTTAATAGAAATACCGGCTCAGAATATACTGTAAAAACTTCTCAGTTAAAAGAAATATGTTCAAATATAGACTTGGCTTGTGAGTCTTACGACAATAAAAACGAAACTCTAAAGTGCAAAGTAACTACTTTTAAAAATAGCATTAATTTGCTCGTTGATGGATCTTGCAAGGTTGAGTCATCTTTAGATGTTTCTTCCGAAGAAGAAGATAGCAAAACCTTGACTATAGATGCTGTGTGCATTCCAATGTCAATGAAATCAAAAATGTTAGGAGAAGACATTATTATAAATATTGATTCATCTAATTTTAAAGGTAAAAGCTCTCCGCTACTGCTGAGCTCAAGTGTAAATAATTGTGTATATAAAACTTTCTTTGCAGTATCATGATAGTATTAGCTGACGTTCCATTTTTTGATGCGTTTACTCATGCTAAATCTCTTAGCAAGGGTGGTCAGTTATCATATTGGTCTTCTGGCGAGAAAATGCCAATTTCAAATTCTGATATATTTGGTTCAGATGACGTATGTGATGTTTGCTTTGTATGCAGTATAAAAAATCTAGATGATGTTGATTCTTGTATATTGCTAAATAAGTCATATAAATTTTTATTTTTATGGAACTGTGAATTTGAAAAAGTAAAACAATATTTGACAAAGAAAAACGTAGAATTTAAAAATGTATCTATCCCTAAATACATAGATTTAAAGAGTAGTATTTCTCAGTCAGCTGAAGTAGATAAAAACATTATGGCTGACTTGATAAAAGATATTGAATTAACTCCTTTGTCAGAACGCCTACAAAGAGATTCTGTCAGCAGTATATTGCATAAAATTAATGTGACTTACGCACACAAGCAAAGCAATTGCTCTGTTGCGGATTTAACTCTGGGGGTATCTGCTAGTTCACTAGATATGACAAATGCTTTTTGCAAATCAGAAAATGATTTTATAAATTTTTGTTACTATTACTTTGGCAATAGGAAAGATTTGCATCCACAGATGTCTCTTTGGATTTACACTGTCTCTAAATTTTTAATGTCTAATGGGGACACTGATCATGCCATTAATAAAAGTAATTTAAATTTTTCTTCTAAATTGACCGAAATGGTCTATCAAAAATTAAAAGGCACAATTAAACAAGAAGATCATATGTTTTGTTCGCTGTGCTGGCTATATATTTCTAGGATAAAAACACTTGAATCTTGCATTCTAGCTATTGTGTATATGAGATCTGCAATTGCTGGTAAGGTAAACAAAAAACATTCGATAAATTTAATAAGGAATCTAAATGAGCAAAAATCATGATAAAAACAACAGTCAGCCACTTGACGACCTTGGCATAAAGAATGATCAAATTATTAATTGTGCTGAAAAAATAGTTGATGAGCTTTGGAATAGACTTCATAATCCAAATTCAAAAGACATAAATGCTACAGACATACATGCTTATAGTGCAACTCTTTGTAACGTTTGGTCTTTAGTGAGAAACATGATGGAATTCTTAGAAGAAAATTATGATGATGAAATGGCCGGGATGACAGGTGGGGGCCTATCCTCAAAGGACGATGATGACGATGACGACGATGATGATGATTTTGACGACGATGATGATTTAGAGTCCGATGTTGACGAAAAGAGATAAATATGCTATACAAAAATATAAAACACGCTTCTTCTTCTGATATAGAAATAATTAATGAAATAAAAGATGTTAAGTTTGGTGACAGTCACAGTTACTTTTTAATAGCAAAAAAAGATAATTTGTTTATTGTGCAAAGTAAAGATGGCTATAATCTAATTGTTGATAGTGGAATAGTAGATTTGCTAAAAGAAAAAGATTTACTCGGAGGTCTAAAATGAGATTACTCATTACTGGTGCAGCTGGATTTATAGGTTCTGCATTATTTAGAGAGTGTGTAATCAACAAGCACAAGTGGGGGGTGGACAGTGTTGTTGGCGTTGATATAGATAGTTGCGCGTGCGATAAGGCAAGAATAAATCTTGGTACTGATTGGGAAGTTTCTAATACGCATCATCTAATAAACGTAGATTTTTCTAATAATCAAATACTTGACCAAATTGCAGACAAGATGTTTGACAAAGTTATACATTTGGCCGCTTTACCAAGAGTGGCTTATTCTGTAGCGAATCCTCGAAGAACAGACGAGTACAACATAAATAAATCTGTAGCCCTACTTGAGTCTTGCTTAAAGTCTAATACGCCTATGGTTTTTGCTTCTTCTTCTTCAGTATACGGAGGGGCAAAGAACTTGCCCACGAAAGAGGACGAGCCGCTCAAGCAAGTTAGTCCCTACGCATTGCAAAAAGCCACTTTTGAAAAGTATCTTGAAATTTATGAGAGTATTTCAAATTATAATAGCATACGACTTAGATTTTTTAATGTTTACGGTCCAGGTCAAGACGGATCTTCTGCCTATTCTACTGTTTTAGCTGCATGGATGCATAAGATAAAAAATAAACTCCCCATAGCTATGGAGGGAGATGGCGAGCAAAGACGAGACTTCTGCTATGTAGGAGATGTTGTTAATGCATGTTTGTTGTCTGCTCAAAAGGTAGATACTGTTTCTGGAGCTTTTAACGTTGCTTGTGGGAATAATTATTCTTGCAATGAACTTTTAGCTTACTTAAAAAGTAAATTTTCAGATGGTATGATTGTTGTGGAAAATAGACCACCACGTCCTGGTGATGTCAGGGAAACGTTAGCAGATATATCAAAAGCACAGTCTATACTTGGCTATGCTCCATCTACTCAATTCTGGGATGGTGTTGATAAAACTGTTGATTGGTGGTTCTGCTAATGATATTTGTGGGCATAGATCCAGGTATTAGCGGAGGCATTGCTGCTATTGACATAAAAGGTCAGTGCATATTTGTAAAACCCACTCCGTGCATTTCAATAAAGAAGAATAATAAAAAGAAATCTGACTATGACGTTTTTACTATGTCAAATTATCTTAGACAGTTTGTTGGAAAAGAATCGCATGTGTGTCAAGAGTTAACGCATGCTATGCCTGGCAATGGTGGAGTGTCTATGTACCATTTTGGCAGAGGTCACGGGATATGGGAGGGTATAGTTGGAGCATTAAGTCTGCCCCACACTTTTTGCACTCCTCAAAAATGGAAAGAGATGTATCCAGAGTTAGCTCAAGAAAAGTTAACTAAAGAAGAACGAGCATTAATGTCTGCTTCTCAAGTTTCTTCATGGAAAAGAAAAAAGAAAGCAGAAGCAAAGAAAAAAAGTATTGAATTAGCAAAGCTTTTATTTCCGTCTATAGCTCATGAAATTAAGCAGGTAAAGCATGATGGTATGGCCGAAGCTTTGTTAATAGCAAATTGGTTAAGGAGTAAACATGGGAAGTGAATTTGTAGAGCCAAAGCCTTTTTCAATAGATGAAAATTCTTTAGAAAATATGCTGGTGAATATAGGCAAGGGAAATACTGGTGCTAGTAAGCCTGTGAATGTTGTAGATAAGCAGTCGAAGTCAGATGAAAATAAAGAGCTTAATAATTTATATAATATTATATCTGGCCTACCAGACGAACACAAAAAACATTGTATTAGTTTATTAGAAAAATATGCCATAAAATTTAACATGAACATTGTTTGTAAAAACACTCAATCTATTTCTGAAGAACAGTGCTCAATAGGATCTAAAGAAAAAGAGATATTATATAATAATTTTTCAATTCAAGGTCCATGGAGTGGTTTAGAAGTAATAATTACAGGAGATAACGGGTTTCCTATTGTTGCAAAAAGTAAAGGGCAAGAGTGGGATAATTGTTCAAAACATTTTAAAATTAATAAAATATGATATATTATTTAGACGACTTTATGACAAAATTAGTTAAAGCACACAATTATGTGTCTACAGATCAAAAAAAATCTGTTGATTTAATTAAAAATGTTATTAAAGAATTTAAACCACAAGACGAAAATGTGCTGTATTTATTAAATTCTGCATGCGAAGTAGGTTTTGATAGTCCAAAAAAGTTTCAATCCTACATTAAGGAATGCATGGAAGTTGTTGAGAAGAATCACCAATTTATGATAAAATCTTACAAATCAAATTCTAAATCCAATGGAAGATAAAGCTCTTAAAACAATCAATATACTTGCAAAAAATAAGGCAGAGTCAGTAATTATTAAAAGTAATTGCAAGTTATGCAATAGTGCATTCAGGCAAGAAGCAGAAGAGACATATTGTCATGAAAAAAGCTTCACATCTGTATTTAGATTTTTAAAATCTAATAATGAGGAAATCTCTATTCCTGCAATACGATCTCATATGATGAATCATTTTGTGGATGTTAACAGGCAAGAGAAGATGAAAGAATATGTAGAAGATCTTGAAAAGTGGAAATCTATATCTGCCAGTAAAACAGAAAGACTGCATACATACTTATCTATTGTAGAAAAAAGAATATTTCAACTTGCAAGCGCAATAGATGAAAAAACAGACCAAGAAAGTATTAAGCAAACAGAAGTATTAAATAAGCTGATTGATCAGGCAAGTAGCTTACAGTCGGCATTATCAGAAGAAACGGAAAGAATAGAGCCAGCCAGAATTGTAATAAAGAAGTTGCAAGAAATAATTGAAATAAGAGTAAGAAGCAGTAAAAGTCCAGAACTTAAAAATGTTCTTATTGATTTGGTTTCTGATTTACAGGGAAATATAGGAGGATTACTAGAAAATGGAAAACATGAATAATCAAAAAATCAATTTACTTAAAAAGATAGCAGAGCTTAGACAGTCTATAGGTGGCAATAAGCCTGTTTCTGGTCCCACAAACGCCCCAAAACCCTCTACTCCAGCTGATCAAAAAACAAATAATAACACGAATAATGGATCAAGGGGTTGCGGTGCATGTTCTCGTAAAAAGAATTCATGATAGAAGATATAATAAGCGCTTTTAATTCAAAGCGAGATATTTTTGTATCCCCAGAAGATGCTGCTTCTATAATGGAGGCAGTTAGCCTTTTTATTGATAATGAGCATATAAAGGACAATAGGGTGGCTCGTTTGCCAGAACGCCTGTCTCAGGGCGATTTAGTGGGAGAGTACGTGTATGTCCCATTAACTATTTTGGACGTATCGGTATCTTTGGCCATAGATCAGAAATTGTCAGGTCAAACAGTAATGGGGTCAACTCTTTCTAAAATATCTTCTTTGTCCAATACGGATATGCTATTGTGCAAAATTAATAGAAAAGATTTAGTGCATAAGGACTTTGGTACTGTATGTCTTCTTCATAAGGGTATCCCTAATTTTAGGGCGCGCTGTGAAAGCATAGTGGTAATGAACGATCATCCACTAGAAGAAATTACTAGATTTACAAAAAGCAAAGAATTTAATGTAGAAATTCTTATAATGCGTGATGAAGAAAAATGGAGATATCATAAGTTTACTTTTGCTGGTCAGAATGGTAATATTAATGTAGAAGAAAAAAATGTTATGTCTGCACTTAAAAAGTATGCGCACCAAGTCAAAGAAGATTTTGAGTCACTTTCTCATGACCCACTAAAGGTGGCGCAAGCTTTAATTTCTGTAGACGTAAACAAAGAGGGGTTAAGCGAATTACTTAGATATATTGCGGGTGGAAACAAAATAGTTCATGTGGGCTCTAAGGTTGTAGCAAAGCCTACTAATTTGATGAAAAGCAAGTCTGTAGGTACAGTTGTAGGTAAATCAGCTAATGTTATTAACGTTAAATGGGATGCTGGTTTTATGAAATACAACTTAGATGATCCAAAAACATATTTTTTAATAGAGTTTGTTGACTAATGAATAAGTCTTATAATGCATATGATACTGTAGCGATAGGTATAAGCCAGAACAAGGCTAAGGTGTACTATCAAAAGCTATTAAAAAATGGAGACAATCTAGAAATAGGTACTGCATTTTCGAGTTGTGAAAAAGTTGTTTTAGATATAAAGTCTTTAGTTAATGCTCAATATGCGCCTGATGGCAAAGCTACCAAAGAAAGTGTGCATTATTTACTTAATGAAGAAAATCCATTTGACATTATTATTCCATACAGTAACGCACCAAAAAATGCAAGACAAATTAAAGGCTACATATCTTACAGTAGAAGCAAAAATATAATAGAAATTAACACTAGGTCTATATTTAATAATGGATTTTTTAAATTTAATTTAAAACTTAATTTTACATCAGATGGAATTACTCGTGGTAAAGTGGTGAAGCAAAAGCCAGTTATGGAGATTACTCCAACAAAAGTGGCAGAAAATCTATTTGACGGATTAAATTTAAGGGTTGATAAAAAAGGTGCAAAAGATGATGCTTTAGTTATTGATGAATTCAAAAGGTTCTCTCAAAACAGATTGATAAATTTTTCTGCTCAAGATGAATACTTTGGATGCGACAGGTACAATGTTCAATACTCTGGATCTGGCGAATTTGTTTTTGATGATGAGGTAAACTTAAAAAATGTGATTATCAAAAACAAGGCTACTGTTTCTGTTCCATCTGGCTTTCCATTGATATCGGTTATTGACAGAGCCGAAAGTCCTGTTTTAGAAAATGGATTGTTTTACAGAAGGAACAGTCCTCAATTAGACAGTTCCGTTGTGCACAAACAGTATTTTGACTCTAATGGGGTAGCTTTTTACGATCAGGTAATTACTAGAGGTCTTAAGTCAGCAAGTGGTGGAGGCGGAAGAAATCATCCTCTTATACACGTCAGAAACATATTTAATTCTGTTGGTAATTATGAAGATGTTCCAATTTTGCATTTTAGAAGAGAATATGCAGAAAGAGAAGACAATAAAAATGGCAAAGCGCCATATCACTTTTATTTTTGTCCAAAATATGTTCTTCCCAGTGAGTCTCTTGCTAGTCCTATTGAGATGAGAGTAAAGCAATCCGCATTGAATCGTATTGAATTTTCTTTTTCAATTGGTGAAAGATCATTAAATAAAATAGTTTTAAATAGTAAAACTACTGTTTATTCTGATGCTGGAAATAAATTCTATTATGGTTCATTAGAGATTGATGTAACTAATGCTACGCAAAATATAAGACTTCCTTATGGTCGATCTAAAGTATTTTATTCAGATACAATATCAAGTACTCCATTAACTGATCCAGAATATGGATTAACAATCATGGATGTTCTGCATGCTTTGCAAAATAATGTATCCGGCAAGGTAAATGTGCTAACGGTAGAAGGGACTAGAGGCGGAACTCATGCAGGATTTGTGCCTACTTTTTCTGAGATTGGTATTTTTTCTCCATCTCCAAATGATCCAGTAGTAGAGTTTATTGAAGGCCATGACTTTATGGGCTGTGCCATGAT